AAAGCCGAGTTTATTCAATATTCAACCGCACGCAAGCAGGAGCTTCAAGGAGGGGAAAATGCAGGTTTATAATTTCGATCAACATTCTGAAGACTGGTATAATATCAGACTGGGAAAACTAACCGCCAGCCACGCAAAAGAGATCTCCGTCGGCGGCGCAGGGCTCGAGACATTATGCTTCAATCTTGTCGGCGAGATCTTAACAAAGAAGAAAAAAGAGACTTATCAATCGGCAGCAATGGCACGCGGCAACGAGCTCGAAGATCAAGCCCGCACATTGTTCGAGCTGCAAACGGGGCTCGATGTTGAGCAAGTCGGCTTTGTTGAAGAGGACGATCTTTGCGGCTGCTCTCCGGATGGCTTCATCGAGGGACGCACATCCGGCATCGAGATCAAGTGTCCGGAAGACAACACCTTCGCAAAATACCTTTTCGACGGCGTCATCAAGCCGGAATATTATGCACAAATGCAAATGCAAATGATGCTTTGCAACGCCGATCACTGGTTTTATGTCGTTTTCAATCCGGATTTTGAAGAGCAGATCATCATCAAACGCGTTGAAGCCGACGCCGAATTTCAAGACAAGCTCCGCAAAGGCATCGAAAAAGGCAAAGCTCGCATCCGCGAGATCTTGGCTCAAATCGAAAACAATCTCAAAGGAGGCAATCATGAAGCAAACTGACCTTGTTTTGAATTACTTGAAGCACAACAAAGGCATCACTTCCGCCGATGCTTTCTATAAGTTAGGCATCGCACACTTGCCGCGCCGCGTGCTGGATCTGGCAGAACGCGGACACGAAGTCAAAAAAGTGACCGAATACGGCATCAATGAGCACTCCGGCGAAAATACCCACTGGATAAGATATTTTATATCACAAACGCCCGTCGCATTTCACGGAGCAAGCCATGACTAAAATTTTGATCCTTAATCCGGAAGACTGGAGACGCTTTGTTGAAGCGCAAAACAGCAAACTTCGCAAATCCTTCAAGCCTTTTGAGATTGAGGCAAAGACAGTCGGCGACATGGTAAGCCGCAAACAACAAAGCTACATTTACGCCGCTATTTATCCCCGCTTGAAAGATGCTCTTATTGATGCCGGTTATCGCATCCAAAACTTAACCGAAAATCAATTCGATTATTTCATGCGCGAGATGTTCTATTCCGACATCGTTGTCACAAGCAAAGGCGAGAAAAAGATCCCGCGTCGCTTGTGCTTCGACAAGGCGCATCGAGACGAAGTCTCAAAATACATCGACGACCTTTTGCATTTTGCTTCGCAAATAGGCTGTTATATTCCATCACAATTTGTTTATTAAGGAGAAATAAATGTCACTAAACAGAGCATCATTGATCGGAAGACTGGGACAAGATCCGGAAGTCCGTCAAAGTCAACAAGGAAGCAAATTCGCCACTTTTGCTCTTGCCACATCCGAAACATGGAAAGACAAGCAAACAGGCGAGAAAAAAGAACAAACAGACTGGCACAACATCATTGTCTCAAGTCCGGCGTTGGTAGAATTTACCGAAAAATATTTGAAGAAGGGAATGCAAATCTTTGCTGAAGGACGCATCCGGACGCGCAAATATACAGGATCGGACAACGTTGACCGCTATGTCACGGAGATCGTGCTCGGCGGATATAACTCGACGCTGCAAATCCTCGAAAAGAAAGAAAGCAACCGCGATCCGGAAGCAGCTCCGGCAGACGAGCCCGCTCCATCCGGAGACCTCAACGACGACATTCCGTTTTAATAGGAGAAGCAGATGAAGCAGCAGATCCAAAAGCCGAAGCGCAAATTCAAAACGACAGTCATCAACCTTTTAGGCGGCAAACAACGCCGCATCGAAAAGGCGGAAGTCGTTGATATTCAAGAACAATTTACGCTCGGGGGGGGGGCTTGACATCGTGCTTGTCATGAAGTCGGGGCAACAATACATCGTCGATATGACGAAAGATCAAGTTCAAATCAAAATTAACAGTTGAAAGGAAACAAAATGAGTGAAGTTGGAGGCATTGCAGCCGATAAATTGAGAAGTCTCATTGAGCGCATCGAGAGACTTGAGGAAGAAAAGAACGACATTAACAGAGACATCCGTGATATTTTTGCAGAAGCAAAATCCGTCGGTTTTGACGTTAAGATCATGAGAGCCGTGCTGAAGCTGCGCAAAATGGACGCAGCAGATCGCGACGAGCAAGAATTTCTCCTCGATACATACAAAAAAGCACTCAATATTTAAGGAGGACACTATGCACAAAGAGCTCTTGCAAGCATTAAAAATCGCCGTCAACTGCATGAAGTCCGGCGTTAAAGATCCGGAGATCATCTCTGATCTTGAAAAAACAATCCACAAAGGAGAGCTTCGAGAGCTCTTTATCGAAGAATGTCAAAGGAAGTTAAAAGATGGTAACACTAACCGAGCAAATGAAAGTCGTTAAGAGCGAGATCGATCGGCGCAAAAAAGAATTTCCGAAGTATGTCGCCGCCGGACGCATCACGCAGCTAGAAGCGAATTATAACATCGAAGCGATGGAATACGTTTATAACTCTTTGCACGCGCTGCTTGAGTTTGAAAGATCCTTCATCGCAAAGAACGAAAAACTTTTTCACTAGGAGGAGAAGATGTCAGTTAAAAGGAATTACAAAACAGAAGATATTTTCTTCGAGGTAGTTGTGAAAGATGATTGCGAAGGAGCTTTCTCCGGCAAGCACATCATCATCCGGATCAAAGAAAATGACAAATGGCAAACGATTTCAAGCATCGTCCCGAAAGAGATCGTCAAGGGTAAATTTACGGACGGATCTCTCGCAAAAACAATTTTCAAATTTTTTATAAAGGATTAAACAATGAGCAACAATGCGCCAGATTATAAAGACAATCTCGTTTTTCCACCGCAGGACGATCAAATCGTCGGAGAGCCGGAAGAAAAACTCAAAGGCAAAGTCACTCCTTTGTCCGAGCAAGAATTCAATGAGATCAAAGCCAAAACAGCGCAAGTCATTTCCGGCTGTGTCTTGGCTGCAACTTATGAATTGAAGGATCAAATCCAAATCAAAGACATGAGGATCAGCAAGCTCAAACAGAAAAGATCTGAAGCGGAAACTTTAAGCAATTACCGGAAGCAAGTCATTGAGCAGATTGTCGAAGAGCTTTGCGATCCGGATGACGATTGCGATGTCAAGCTCGCAGAATATTTCTCCGCCGAGTTAATCGAAAAAATAAAGGCTGCAATATGATGCCTATTCGAAACATATACGAATATCTCAAAGAGATAGATTTTGAGAAAAGAGTGAAGCAAAAAGTCACACACATCCAGCGCGTTCGCAATCATGAAAATTTCAATTATATCGTTTGTGACTTTGTGATGCTGCAATTTGCATTCAGTCTTATTCGAGATTTTTTTGATAAAATTGTTAATGACATAAAAGGAAGTAAAATGAAACTCAAAGTTAAATACTACAATCCGGAGCTTCCGGAGCTGACAACAAGAGACGGGGACAGCGGTTTTGATCTTCGCGCCTCAATCGAGGATCCTTTGCAGATCCTTCCACATCATCGCGTCACTGTCGGGACGGGCGTTGCTGTTGAATTTTGTAATCAATCTTATTCGACATCATGCTCGGCAGAATTGCAAGTCCGTCCGCGCTCCGGACACACCGTAAAGGGCATTGTTGCGCAATTCGGCACAATAGATCTCGCTTATCGCGGAGAGATTAAGATCACGCTCTTCAACTTCAGCGACGAGACCGTCACAATCGAGCCGCTTGAGCGTATTGCGCAGCTTGTCGTTTGTCCGATTTATAAGCCGATCGTTGAGACAGCCGATCAGCTGACACCGACAAAGCGAGGCGATCAAGGCTTCGGCTCAACTGGAAAAATGTGAGGTATAAAATGGATAAAGCAACCGCAATGATAGAAGCTGCAATTCACATCTTGCATATAGCAGCAACTGAAAAAAATAAAGGATTTTATCAAACAACCTTGAAAGGAATTCCGATACAGCGTTGTCCGGATGCTGATCTCGAAAAGGAAATCAGCAAAAAAGAATATCGTTTTTGTCTTGATGATAGAGCGAAAACTCTACACGAAGAGCTCGCTTTGCGCAAATCTTTCGGGATTAAAATCGAAAAATTGGAGGATAGTGAAAATGAATGAAAGAATTGATTTAACCTTGTTGTTTTTAGTCTTTTTAACTTTGAAATTATGCGGCGTCATAAATTGGTCGTGGTGGTGGGTAACGTGTCCATTATGGGGATTTTTTGCTTTTATCATCATCATTCTTTTTTTTGCAGCATTATTCAGAACAAATAAAAATTGAGGTGCAAAATGATATTTTCAAGATTTTTTTCAATAGTTGTCTTCATTTTCTTGAGCTTAAACATCAAGAAAATCTCGAGAGCTATTGCCCGCTTCTTTGATCGGGAAACTGTCAAAGAGGCAAAAAAAGACGCAGCCTTGCTCGCCGAATACAAGGAAGCGGAAAAACAAAAGATTTCGGCAAAATTGGATCAACTTGAAACTTTGAAAAGGAAATATAATGATTAAAGAAATATCTGCCGTCATCGGCGTCATCATGATTGCAGCATTGACAATTTGCTCATCAATGCTCTTTGAAACAAACACTTTCGGAAACTATCAAATAAAACAAGCAGCAGG